AACAAGATATGGCAGAAGCAGATTTAGGAATAGAGATAGGTATAGGAATAAATACAGGAGAAGCAGTCGTAGGTAATATGGGAAGTGATACACGATTTGATTACTCTGCAATAGGTGATGCTGTAAATCTAGCTGCAAGGCTAGAAAGTTCTACTAAAGAAGTTGGAGAAGATATAGTAATAGGATATAACACCGCAATTAAGAGTGCTATATCCTTAAAGCTTTTAAAATCTATATATGTAAAAGGTAAGAAAGAAAAAATACAAATATTTACTATTTCTCCGTCATAACTCTAGAGTTTAAATAGTCTTCTAAATACTTATGTATTGCATCAAGCTTAAGAGTAGCTTCTCTAACAACAGTATCTAGTGTATTATATTCTTCTTTAGTTAAATATCTTTTGAGGCTTGTAATATCTGTAGAAGTTCTTTCAGATACTAGCTTACCTGTTCTATCGTAAAGTAATTTATATCCTAATACTTTTGCTTCTTTTCTTTTGGTACTCATTTTTCTATCTCCGTAAAAGTAATAGAGTCTTGTTTACCACGAAGACCTGCTTTCATGTAAGTAGTTGCTCGTCCTTCAAAGAAGTTTTGGTGTTCAACACCCATGACTTCGTCTATCCAACCTAATGGATTTTCTTTTTGGTCGTAGTTAGGCTTTAAACCTAGTTGAAGTAATCTTCTATCTGCAATATATCTATTGTAAGCATACATGTCTTTCTTTGTAAGACCTTGTAAGTCACCCATTTCAAATACTAAGTCTAAGAATTTATCTTCAAGCTCTACCATGTCTCTACAAATTTGATAGAGTTCTGCTTTGAAATCATCTGTCCATATTTCTATGTTCTCTTGTATAAACTCTCTAAATAATTTAGTCATAGCTTCAACGTGCATAGACTCATCACGTATAGAATAGGTAACTATCTGTCCCATACCTTTCATCTTACCGAACCTTGGGAAGTTTAAGAGGATTGCAAAACTAGAGAATAATTGCAACCCCTCTGTGAAGGCTGAATAAACTGCTAATGTTTTAGCTATAGTTCTCTTATCAGATTTTAAAGGCTTAAACTCCCCAACGTAATCATGTTTGTCAGACATTTCTTCATACTCTGCAAAAGCTTTGTATTCTATTTCAGGCATACCTACAGTATCTAACAATAAACTATAAGCATCTTGGTGTATAGATTCCATGTTAGCAAACGATGACATCATCATACGTGCTTCAGGTTTCTTAAAGATAGGCATATACTTGTCAACATATCCTGCACCTACATCTACATCTGACTGAGTAAACAGTCTAAATATTTGTGTAAGTAAATGTTTTTCTTCAGGTGTTACATCCTGCCAATCTTTTACATCTGTATGCAACGGAACTGATTCAGGCATCCAATGCATTTGATTTTGTAGTTTGTAATATTCATACATCCATGGATATTCAAACGGTTTATAATAATCTCTAGTTGTTATTAAGCTCATAATATTTCCTTACCCTTCACAGGCTATACATTCCACATCATCTAAACGAATCCTTGGAATTTTTGTGTTTACATTTTCTACGTTTCTTGCTGCATTAGTTCTAAAATAATACAACGATTTTAATTTATTCATACCATACCAATGTACATCATTTACATATTGCATATAAGTATCATGCACTTCTTGAGGTTCTGTACTCTTAGGTATAGTAAAGAATAAGTTGACAGACTGTGCTTGACACACAAACTCCTGTCGTTTTGCAGCATGTTCAACAATCCATATTTGGTTTATTTCATTTGCTGTTTTAAATATTTCTTTCTCATCATCAGTAAGTATATCTAAATGCTGAACTGAACCTTCATTAGCTGAGATATCTTTCCAAATGTTTTCTAACTCTTTACCTTTCAAGCCTTTAGATTTCAAAAGCTTTTCAAGGTATTTATTTTTTACTTGATAGCTTCCGGATAAAGTTTTGTGAGTATAGCAGTTAGCACGATAAGGCTCAATGCTAGGAGAAGTCCCACTACAAATGATACCACTACTAGCATTAGGAGCAATAGCAAGGAGATTAGCATTCCGCTTACCACTACCGTGGATGTCAGGAGCTTCGCCCCTTTCAATAGCCAACTCTCTAGTTGCTTCTTTCGCTTTTCCCTTAATGTAAGTGAATGCCTTAAAGTTAAACCCAGTTGCGTAAATGCCCTCAAAAGGAAGTGACCTACGTTGAAGATAAGCATGGAAACCCATAGCACCAAGACCGAGACTTCTTTCTCGATACGCTGAGTAGGCACTCTTGGTAAAGCCTTCTTTACCTTCTTTAACATATTTTTGAAACCTTTTAAAATTCGCACTATATTCTCCTAGTTGTGTTGTATCTATTGCGTTGTCAATGTAGTGTTGTAAAACATTGTCAAGCATGGTTATTAAATCCGATATAAAGTTATCGTCCTTTGACCAATCATCAAAGTGTTCTAAGTTTACTGAAGATAAACAACATACTGCTGTTCTTTCTTCGTCTGTAGGTAATGTAATCTCAGAGCATAAATTACTTTGACGTATCTTAAGCCCTAAGTCTTTTTGTTTTTGAGGTAGTGCATCATTACATGCATCAATATTTACCATGTAAGGCTCTCCTGTTTCTGCTCTCGCATGAATAATTTGCCACCATAAATCTCTAGCATTAACTATCTTAACAGCTTCATTAGATTTAGGGTCAATTAATCTCCAGTCATCATCGTTCTGTACAGCTTCAAGAAAAGCATTAGTAATATTTATACCATTATGTATGTTAAGATTCTTTCTGTTTATATCTCCACCAGATTCTTTACGCATGTTTATAAACTCTTCAATCTCCGGATGACTTATATCCATATAAGCCGCATAAGAACCACGTCTTGTAGTTCCTTGATTGAAAGCTAACATCTGAGAATCAACTACGTGCATGAAAGGAATTGAACCAGTAGAACGACTGCCATGAGTAGTAGAAATACCGTTACTCCTAATATCGCCCCAATATCCACCAATGCCTCCACCTGAACTTGCCAACCATATATTCTCATCATAATGAGCAGATAAACCACCCCTACTGTCAGGAACATAATTAAGGAAACAACTGATAGGAAGCCCACGACTTGTACCCCCGTTACTAAGTATAGGAGTGCTAAACATGAACCAACGAGAGGAAGAGTAGTTGTAAAGTCTTTGAGCCAACTCAAAATCTGTTTCCCCTTTGAAGGTTGCTCCGAAGACGGATGCTCTTGCGAATGCTTCTTGTGCATGTGTTTCTCCTTCCCAAAGATATCTGTCTTTGAGTGTATCTAAACTAAATTTATCAAATGTTTTTTCTTTATCATAGTCTATTTCAATTCCTAAGTAAGGCTTAGTTCCTATTTTATCTTCAACCATCGTCTTGTTCCTTGTCATTTAAGTGTATTGCTATTATAGCATAATGTACAATTTTATACAAGTCTGTATCATTATGCCCCTCTTTCTTGCCATATCTCATGGCATACTTCATAATATTTCCCATACAAAATCCTTCACCATGACCGGAATCTACTATCATATCAGTTGCTTGGTACTTACCGTTAGCGTAGTGTTGATTGTATGTGTTACCTATGTAAGACTTTATGGTATTTAAAATCTTATCTTCATTAAATTTATAGTTCATCTTTTCTCCAGTTATCAGGTAAAGTATTTTCACTATACCATATAAATTTATTTTTTTCAGCCCATTCAGCGTGGGTTCTTTTTGTTCCGTCCTTTCTTCTCTTAGCCTGTGGCATAGGAGCATAAGGACTTAGAAATAAAAACACTAACTCTTGATTAGGTTTTAAAGCTTTACGAATCCAAACATATTTATTGTACTCTTGGTAATCCCAGAATCTACCTTTTGCTTCTAATAAATATTCTTTCTTACCTATCTTTTTTACAAAGTCAGGCTCATAGTTATGCTCAACTACATAAGGAACTTTACTAGTGTGATGATTCCAGTCTTGTAAAATTGTCGTGTGTAAAGTATGTTCCCATTTTGAATCATATCCTTTAGGTACATCTTTTTCTTTAGGTCTAACCTTCCTAGGTTTTCTATAACCGACCATTAGATTACATCCGAGTAACTAATATCTTTAATATCTTTCTTAACCTTTTTAATCTTTTGTGCAAACCATCTTGGTGTGTATGCAGAAACCATAAGTTTTCTGTTAGCGTAGAAGTGGCTCTCTTCAGGTAAATAATTTTGAAAGTTATCTACATTTACTTTCTTTTGTTCTTCTTCTACAAGCATACTCTTTAGCCACTCAACAACAAACTCCTTTGAAAGTTTACGAACTTGTTTCGCTTTTCTTTGATTCATAATTTTATTTCCTCAACCTTTGGTTCTTTAACAATCTTTGTAAAATATACAGGACCTTTAGCATAGTTAAATACTCTTAAGCCTTGCCCATCGTTAGAATCTTTATGACATTCTATTTTATGAGGACACCAACCACAGTTTTTAGATAGCTTCATGTTCCCTGAAACACCTTCAGGTATATCCTGATAACAAAACTCAGGTGGTTCATTCTTTACAATAATTTCTTTTACATTATCTATTTTAGAAACGATGTTTGGTTTTTCCATATCGTCAGGTATGTAAGTACAAAGCTCTCCTGTTTCTTTATTCATAACTAAGAAGCCACCTTTACTTGTACCTTCTGCTTCTTCATACCCTGCAAGTTGTGCAAGATAACCAAAGGAATCATCTTCACTTAATGTTCCTTCTTTAAATTTCTTAAATGCATATCCTGATGCAGTCTTTACATCGACAACTTCACCGTCAATCTTACAGTCCATGTGTCCTTTAATACCATTTACAGTAATTTCTTTTTGCATGTCTGTAAGTTTGTGTCCAGAAAGTTTAACAAAGAACAAGAGTAATACTTCAAGTAAGTGTCCATATAAAAACTTAATCTGTATGTTCGGCTCTAATTTTTCTGTGGTTTCTGTTTTAGTATGAGCATCAAACCATAAACGTCTTTCAGGTTTACCTATGTTAGACATTCTCAACATTTCTTTTTGTGTTCTATCTTGAGGAGTAGCCCAATGCCTAAGAGCATCAGCCATTTCTTTACCAAACTCTTCGTATGTTTCTTCCGAAATATTTAATTCATTACCTTCTGTAAGTGAATCCAGTAAGGCATAAATATCAGGTACTAAATTACTTAATTTTTTCTTTGTCATTTTCTGACTCCTTGAATGCTTTAATTACATCCGATGAGAATAGTTTTTGTAAGTTTACAAGAAACATCTTACTTGCTTTATGGTCTCCGCCACTTACAGTTCTAAATGTGTCTAGTTTATCTACGATAGTTTTAAGTACATCTGTTTTAAAAACTAATGTACAAAATTCATTATCACCAACACATAGATTATGAAACCAGTAATCAGATTCAGTTGCTCTGATACCTGAAGGTTTACCATAGGATTCATATTCTACACAAATGTTTCCTGTATTTTGCCATAAATCTTTTTCAGATTTAACTTCTATTTTTTTATTGGTAAGCATGTCTGCTATTTTTTCTTCTCTAATTGTACCATAAGTTAAATCAATGTCAAACTTTTTTCTGTCTTCTTTTATTGGTTTCATTTTACATGCTCCACAAATTTTAATTCTCTAGTATGAGGATTAAAAGTTAATAATTGAACTCCCATTTTTATTTGTTTCTTTGTTCTTTTATGAGAAGGTGCTAAATTTGTACCTGCTTCCCAATCTGTTATCCTATCTCCTCCTCTTGCATATAAAGTTTTTACATCTATTAAAATTGTTTCATTATCTTTTAATGCAATTAAATCTACAGGTCCTGAACAACCTGCATTTTGAAAAACTTCGTAACCATTATCCCATAACCAAGTTACAGCATAGTATTCTGCGAAATCTCCTTTTCTACTTGTATTTTTAATGGGTTTCATACCAGCTGTCTCCTATTTTATATTCGCCTGTTAAAGGACATCTCATGTTGTAATGTTGTCCTGCTTTTTCTATGGCTTCTACGCCTAGTCTTCCTACAAAGTCTGCCTGACTTTCAAGAACTTGTATCTGCCATTCATCGTGTATGTTTGCTACAAACTTAGCATCTAAAGTATTAAGTCGTATGCTTTCTTCTAAGATAACTAAGGCTTTCTTCATCACGATAGCACCTCCACCTTGTAATAAGGTGTTAAGTGCAGCATGTTTATGCCTTAGTAATATCTTACGACCATCTAACCCTTTGAGATAGCCCTTTTCTGCAGCTCTATCAACTCGTTCCTTAAGAGTTCTAAGTGCTGGTAAACCAGTAAGAAACCGTTCTCGCAATCGCTTACCATCGTTTCTATTTCCTTTAATGATGCTTCCAATTTTTTCATCTCCGGCTCCGTAAATGAGTGCATAG